CCTCATCTCGGAAGCGTTTGTGGAAACCTGCCTTAAAGTTTTGCTCAAATGCGTACTCAATCGCTGGTGAAATCTCATGTGTTGATTCCTCACCCGAAGCCTTGGTGATTTTAAGTCCTAGCATTTTACTCCTTAGAAAGTACCTGTTGTAGCAACCGCTACTGTACCGCTGATATTAAAGGTTAAATCTTGTACTGCTAAATCAGCAACAGAACCGTTAATGTCAGTTGTGTTGTTGATTAGACAAGTCATTGTGTACAGCGGATTGGTTGCGCCAACTGCTGTGCCTTTTTCTTGTAGTAGTACAACAGTAACATTTGTTCCCCATGCAGCCTGTAATGTAGCAAGTACATTTGCAGCAGCTGTGTCGTTTAGGAAGCTGATTGTTACAGATGAGGCTTCTAAGCCCTTTACAAACTTGTGACCGCCGTCACCCATTGCTGTTACCTCTAGCTCGTCAAATGAACGGTTTAGGGTTACAGCTGTTACATGGTCGGAAAGATCAACAGAGTTAACCTTAACGCCTACTTTGTTATTTAGAAATACAGCCATTTGGTTATTCCTCGTCTTTCTTTACGATTTTTGGCTTTTCGGTTTGTGGTGCTATTTGCCCGACTTTTTCAAGCCAAGCCTTATCCTCGGAAGGAATATCATATTCGTTGCTCATTTTAACTCCAGCTCGTGATTGCGCTTACATTGATTGTGGCAGTTAGCATTTCTTGTGCTTCAGCTAATACCGCAGGTGCTGAAACGCTTGACACATTTAGCTTCAATGTTGAAGCGGCTAACTTTGTAAATACACCTGTAACCATATCCTCTAATTGTATCAACCCACCTTGGTTATCCAACATAGGGACAATGCAAGTGATTGTTAGATTGGCTTTAGGTGCAATGTTATATTGATTGTTGCTTGGCTCTAGCATAGGAGAATCCCAGCTTATGATTACTGAGTTTGCAATGGGTGAGGCAGGTGGAAAGGAAAAAACCTGCCACACCCCAGCGTTTTCCAGCGCTGTCGCAAGGGTTGACCTGAGTGTCGTAACGGCGACAGTCATCAGCCAACCAAGCTGTTAGGACTTAAGTACGGTGCTAACAAACCTCTTACTTTTGCGATCAGGCTGGCTGACATACGCCAAGGGCTAGGTTGAAAATCTGCTGTAATTGATGTTGAGTTGCTTGCTTGGCGTGATTGCCAAATGTCCACCGCAACCATGAGTGCAGCTTCTCTAACAGCACTAACAGTTGCATAATTTGTGTATTGAGTACCTGCTACTGTGCCATAAGGCTGAACAGCATGAATATCCTCAGCTGTTGAGTGTGAAGTAGTTACTGTAATACTAAAATCAGTCATACTTGTAATAACTTTATTTCCTGCAAAAGTAGCACCGTTACCTGTAATTGCTACTGTCTGACCAACATAAAATATGTTTCTAACTGAGTTATTAAAATATAATGTGCCGCTACCAACAATATTACTGTGAGCGTAGTTATTCAATTCATTTTTCCATAGATAGGAAAAGACAATATCCTGAGCAGCTTGCGCACACTCATCAACAACAGCGTCTGTATAAAGAGACCCAATACCCAGCACGCTACGAAGTTCGGCGACTGTTGGTGTTGTTGCTGCCATTGTTTTCCTTTCTTAGAGTATAGGGGCTAAGGCTTCCAAAGCCCCTACACATTTATTTCCGTTATTTAATTAAGCGATCATCCACTTGTATGCGCCAGCGTTTACCTTATTGGCAATAGCACCGTAACCGTAGTAAGCAACAGAGATTTGACCTGAAGCGATTACATTGGTTTCTAAGCGATATTTGCTGGACTCGAACCATGTAAATGATTGAGGATTTACAACGATAATTGAACCGTCGCCTGTGCCACCTAGGTAGCGTGATACACGAAGGTTTAGACCACCGATATTGCCACGGATATTTGTAGGTGTTAGGTTGCCTGAAGCGTTTTGTGGGTTAATTGTCTGAGTAAATACAGCTCTGTTTGAACCGTCTACTAGACCCATTAAAGCACCCCATTGCTCTGGAGATACAACAATGTTTTCTGCAAATCCTAGAGTTCCTGAGTACACAGAAACTGCTGCGTCTGCAATGAAGTCTTGGATATTAGCTGCTGACATTGTGCGGTTTCCACCGTCTGTAGCAACTGCTGAAAGTGTTGCGCCAACTGCTGCATCTGTTGCAGAAGCGTAAGCAAACTCCATTTGACGAACTAGCTCAGAGAAAAATGCTGGTGATGAGCGATCTAACAACTCAACAGAAAATTGCTGTTGACCTGCATATTTCTTAACATTTACTGTTAGGAAAGAAACATTTTGGTCTGTGTTAGAAGGTGCTGCGCCTTCAGCTGTTTCTGCAACTGTTGGTACTTGTGTCAATTTAGGAATCTCAAATGTCATACCAGCGTCAGGCAATGCTGCTGATGAGATCGAATCAATAAATGGACGATCAGCGTTTGACAATGGGTTGATAACTTCAGTTAACTGACGAGTTGGGATAAGTCCTGCGTTGTCAGTTGTATCTGCTGCTGCTGCAATGTATTGACGAGCAGAGTCATCATTTAAGTATTGCGCACGCAGAGTGTTTTCTAGAAACTTCTCTTTTGTGAACTCTAAGCGAGGCTTAGTGTAAATAGGTGCTGCTACTGTTGGACGAGCAGAGGCTTCAACCGCAGGGGTCTCTGTTACCTCAGTCGCAACAGATTCAGGTGTTGTGTTTTCCACAATTTCCTCATTTTCTGTTTTGGTTTCGGTTGTAACTTCTGCGTCTTGTGACGCAGCAACACTTAGCACCTCTGCCGACTTAAAAGCCGCAGCTTGTACAAGTGAAACTTCGATTAGGCGTGCTGCACTTACTCTATACACGCCGTTGCTGTTCTTTCCCTTAATAACTTCAACACCAACTGAAAGACCGCTGCGCAGGTTTTCCGACGCTTCAATTAGACTGTCTGTTCCTCGTGTGGTGTTGGAGACTTTAAACTCTGCATAAATACCTGAATCGTCGTCCTCTGCCTTTTGCATACGACCAATAGGCTGCTTAGGGTCATGCTCTAATAACAACTTGACTGCTTTAACATCATCAATTTGTATTGAGCCTTTTTCAAAAACTACCTTGCCTGCGCTTGTATCGCCGATCTCGTTCTCAAACGGTACGATCTTGCCAGCAATAATGCGGCGTGATTCTGAGGCTGTTAAATCAGCCGAAAAGTTAATTATTTCCATTAGGACTTAGTTCTTCCATTTCTCTAGCTTGCTCTACTGTGATTAGTTCAAGTTGTAGCATTTTTTCGATTACTGCTAAACGCTCTAACGGATTGGCTCGTAAAAATCCTGAGTCAATATCGAAAGCAACAAATTGTGTTTGAGGTGATAGGTCGTCCATGCTAAAGCGATTCTCTACTGCCGAAATGTAAGGTTGCAGGGATAGAGAAACGAACTGACGACGCTCATCTTGTAAATTTGCATACACCATAGAATTATTTTGGTCTGCGCTGATATAGTAGGCAGGTATATTACATAGACGGGCAATTTGCGTAGCCATGTATTGTTGTGCTTCGTTGTACATCATATCTTTTGGACTAAATGAAGTTGCTTGGTATTCCAATGTAGAAGTTAGGTAAGCAGTTGATCGCTCAGCTCGTGATCGCTTCCATGCTGCAAGTAAACCTGAAACTTCAGCGGCTGGAAGGTCTGCACCGTTATTTTTTAAGATTCCTGAAGGTACTGGAGTGCTAGCAGCGTTAGCAGCTGCTTTTTCTAAATCAATAGCTGATCTTAATACTCGTGCGCCAGCATGAAGGATACCGTCAATAGGAGATTGGAAAGTTACAAGTGAACCAACACCTGACATTGGTCGTTCACGACCGTCTACAGTATAAAAGTCAACAAAGGTATTTAATTTGTTAAGCTGTACCTGTACTCGTGTGTTATTTACAAAATCAAAGCGTGCTGGACGATTGTCGTCTTGATAGGTCTCGGTGACTTCTAAGTAGCCGCTTCCGTAGAAGAGTAATGCGTCAATTAAAGCAGTCAAGATAACTGAGTTAGGTGCTGACTTAGATAATTGGTTTACCCAAGGTAAATTAGGTATTTCCTCTTTAGTTGCCTTGGAATAAGTTTTTAACTCCATAACGCCGATTGTTGTAGTTAGAAGATTCCTACAGCGCATAACTGCGGGTACGGAAATTGCTTCGTCACGACCTACAGACTGAAACGGTGTGAACTGTGAATAATAATTAAAAGGATCTGAAACGACAGGTGGGGCAAGTTGCGCCTTAATTGTCGATTTATTCTCTAGACCAATTAAGTTGCGGAAAAATCCCATAGGTGAAGTATATCACATAACCTAGACATAAATCTGAGGAACTGATATTGGTTTTGACAACATGTGGACACACATTGCAGTTGCAATGGCAGCTGTAACATCTCCAGCTGATTTTCTACGGACAATGCGCCAACCTGCGTCATTAGTTTTCATAGCTGCGTTATTCATTGAGTTAACCCACTCAGATTGACCTTGGTGAACTAGACGGAGATTCGACAGGGCGTCGGATAGTTCACCACAGGCTTGGTAGAACGACTGTCCCGAAATATCTACCAATTTATGCCCTGATTGAGTAAGTCTTTGTGCAATGCTAGCAGTAGCGTACTTGTCATAGGCGATATTGACAGGGCGGTATTTCATAGCCCACTCGTTTATTTGACTAGCCATTTTAATCTCATCAATAGCAACCTCGCTGGTATAGGTCTCAATTACTCCGACACCTATTTTGCCCTCAGGGGTTATCTGTGCGCCAACCAATGCACCCGATCTTTTGCTTGGGCTAACATCAAACGCCAATACAGTCATTGTCCCTACTGGGAGAATTAAATCGCTATTGCTTGTAGCTTCAATGCTTCCAAATGTCCAAGGACTGACTTGGCTGTCAATTTGCATACAAAGGGTTTCAGTCAAAGTGCTTTCAATGCTGTTGGTAGCAATAGCTTCCTCGATTGCTTCAAGGGTAACTGTATGCCCAATGGCAGGGTTAGCCATAACCCAATACTTGTGATTATGTATATCCTGCCTTGCTTCCATAGGTGCGCTGTATTCATAAAAGCCAAATGTCTTACTTGGTAACTCCATTGCCCTAGACCTTAAATCATTAAGGACTGTACTAAATGCGTCACCTGCGTTACTTGTTAAAATTGTTTGACTGTTAGGTCTTGCTCTAGTTGTAGGTGTAGCAGCCTTAAATGCTTCCTCGCTGATTTCTCGTAATTCGTCTATGTATAACAAGTCAGCTGTTTTACCACGAGAGCCGTCTCTAGTAGCTGCAACAATTTCATACCTTGCACCGTTAAGTAATGTAATTGATTCTTGACCATTGGCGTATCTAATGCGCCTAACCTGTGCCATGAGAAAGGGATTATCCTCAATAGTGTTAGCAATGTTCCTAAAGGTATCTAATGCCATGTTTCTATTAGAGGACATAGCAATTATGTTCTTTTCCTCAAATAAGAACAGACCAGCCAAGATACGCATACGAGCTAGGTGAGTCTTGCCCGATTGTCTCGCTACTAAGCACAATGAGGTCTTGCGCTGGAACATACCGTCTTTATCTACCTTTAGAATATCCTCTAGCACAAAGCGTTGCCATGGAAGCAATGGCATACCAATTTTTTCTGCTAAATCTGCAACTTCGTCAATTCTAGACGCACCTTTTAGCAAAGGACTGTGAATACGAGGCTTTACAGCCCCTATAAGCGGTTTTTTCTTTGCCCCTCGTCTTACTGGGTCAACCTTGGCTTGATCGGGCTTCATATGGCTTTCTAAGGCTTACTAAAGGGTGAGTCAGGCTGATCCACCCGAGTCTCAGGGAGAGAGGAGTCAGGAAAGACAGGGGGGGTAGACGCTATACCTAAAAAAACGCTTAACTTTTTATTGCCCTTGCGTATGTTGCATGACCTGCATACAGCTGCAAGGTTCTCCATGTCCCACATGTCACCCATTTTGGTGCGTGCAATGATGTGGTCTACCTGATCTGCTTCGCCTTGGCATAGGTAACACACCTTGCCGTCCCTTGCGAGGACACGCAATCTTAAATCTTTCCATTTCTTACTGCCTAATGCTTTGTTACTCAATGCCAACCCTTTGTCTTTAGATGATGTAATGCTTTACATGCGTTAGGTACACCATGCTTGGTAGTACCGTATCTATGCTCTATGTACTTAATACCTAATGCTACTTGTTGTAATGGATTCTTACTTAACATAATCTTATTACGCATTTGAGGTATCCCATAGTGTGAACCATTGCGTGCTTCAGGTCTCCAGTTAGATTCCTTTGTGTATAGCTCTAGTATGCAGGTGTACTGTTTATTGTCATTTAATGCGGCTTTTGCATAAGCCTTAGGTGTAACTGTAATAACGGGTTTTGTAGTTATAGCTTGTGCTGTATCAATCTCTATGGCAGTAGTCTCTAATGCTATTAGACATACCAGTATCCCAACAGCTACTGCCCATGAACTCACGAGCAATCCCCTACGGGGCTCGTGTTCAGGCTTTGAGAGCCTGCCACAGGCATGTAGCGTACCACCGTTGTCAAATTTGTTAAGCATGTCATCTCACTATCTGAGACGGTATATTGTGTGATTCATGCCACACTTTAATCGCCTCTGCCATTGAACCACTACCGACAAATACGTCATCTAGTGTGTCACCCTCTTTGTAATTTAATAAGTCCAATATCCATAAGTTGAAGGCTAATGGTTTTGCACCCACTAAACCTTTTCTCATGGCTATGGCACAGCTTAGCCAATCTCTAACCATAGGCTTACGCTTATTTTCTTTACGCCCACCCCACAGTAATACTGGCTCAAATGCGTATTGCACAGTCGTAGGTCTTATTTGATGAAATGTTTTAGTCCATACACATATCCTTAAATATGGCTGGTCATCTAACAACCACCATAAGTTTGCTGGATTACATGACATAGCCCACCCGTCAGGGTAATTGTCTTTAAGGCTTTCTATTAACTCAATATGGGTGTCTTTGTTATCCCAAATTGCTGCGTCTTTATGTAATTCACCATAGTGCTTTTTACCTTGTTGGTAATATGGTGGGTCTGCATATGCAAAATTCAACCGTAACCCTCACTCCACTCATGACCACATGCACAGCATAAGTGCAGATAGTCCTTGTTATATTGTGTTGTTTGTGTGTTATACCCTAGGCACTCGGGGCATTGATCTTTGCGCATATTGAGCAGCTTAAACCTTCCATTGTCCACGCACCGCATTTAGTACAGCGGACTGGCTCTTTCATAAAGTCGGTTACCACTCTCACACCCTTATTCTCGCACTTTTGGCACTTGGCTACTACTACCTCACTCGGTATGTCCCACCCTTGTTCTATCTCAAATACTGTGGCTTTACCACATTTATTGCACTTCATTTGTACTGCTTCAGGCATCTTTACCATGTCCAAAGTTGACATGGTTGATAACTCCACAGCTGTAACACTTGTAAAGATCACCCTCATGTATCATGCGTGGGTCATTACATAGTTCACAGCACTCTGACAAGCTGACGATCTCAGCCATAGCACCGTCATCTGTCAATGTAACTTTAAGACCGTCAGGGTAAATCAACTCCATGTCTCCCATTTATTTATCCTGTTCGCCAAACGACCACTTGCCATTAGCTGTAAGTCTGCCCCACTTAGGCTCGCATTGATCTGACTTACGCTTTTCAACACACACAAATCCGTAGTAAGGCTTACCTGCTTGGCTTGTGCCTTCTTTACGAATCATTGCACCATGCTGGCACTCGTATGTTTGATCTAGAACTGTGGCATTTAATGCCTCTGCAACTTCATTGACAGACCATTGCACAGGCTCTGTCTTAGGTTCAGGTGCTGACCATGGATTGTTTTTAATGTCAGTCCTTAATGCCATTTCAACAGCTCTAGACTTTGACCCTGCGCCGCCATACATAGGTTTAATAGATTCCATTTCACCTTTATTAGCCCTAGGTGCTTTTGTACCGTCCTTCATGGTTGAATACTTCGGGTCACCTGTGTTAGTTATAGCTCTTGCATAAGCAGAGGTTTCTGCCTTCTCAATAGCAAACTGTGTAGCCAATGATTCACCAGCTAGTCCAGTTACCCAAGGCTCTTGGTCTGCCCAAGTGCGATACAGGTTGACCTCAACAAAGACAAACCCGTCTGTTTGTTCATGAAATGACTTCATGCGAAAGTCAGGGTTTTCTTTTGCAAACAGCTCTATTCTTTCCTCAGCTGTCATGTACTTATCTAAATCAAAATATGCCATAGTCTATTTCGTCCAATCCTTGTGCGTAGGCTTGCTGTTGTTCAAGCGTCCAAGTTGTGCCATTAGTCCAAGTCTCGCACTCGTCCCGACAGGCTTTGCAATAGTTCCTATACTTAGCCGTTGCTTTTCTGCTCGAACTAATGCTCGTGAAAATTGCCATGACCTGACCTTTGAGACTAGTCGCCCCATAGCGGTTTTTACAGTAATCACAATAGTTCTTTGTCCGAGTCAGAATTATCATTTAATTCTGCAATGATTTTTCTATACACACAGGCGTACCCGACAAGGTCTTTGAGTGAATCGTCATGTTGGCTACTTTCGCTGAGACGAGAGACTTTGACGAGCAGCATACACATGGCTGCTTGTTCAGGACTAATGTAAGTGTCCAAGTAACCTGACCATAGCTCGCTGATTCGTCTATGGTTTGTAGCTGCTGAACCATAGATTGCACCTCTTGCAGTAAGTGTGTCGTTAATATCGGTGAGCCACTCATTAGTTTTTTTCATAGTCAAATACCTCATCTTGTGCAGTTCGTTTGACTGCCTTGGCTGAAGCATAACCATTGACCCAACCACGCTGCT